AGTGGGTGCGTCGGGTAGTAGAGTAAATGGTGAAAAAGCAGTTATGTTGCGCAGCCAAATAAGCTTCTAAATTTTTTAATCAAATCGAGCACAACCATAGAGTGCTACTGGAACTCGTAACCAGTCCAATCATGCATAAAACTTATCGCAGTATTTTTATTAGTGACGTACACCTCGGAACTAAAGACTGCAAAGCAGATGCACTCAATAATTTCCTCAAACATAACTCCTGCGAAACATTATATCTAGTGGGCGATATAATTGATGCATGGAAAATTAAACAAAATAAATGGCGCTGGAAACAAAGTCACACCAATGTAGTTCGTCGAGTATTAGGGCATGCCAAACGTGGCACTCGAGTAGTATATGTGGCAGGAAATCACGATGAATTTCTTAGACCATTTATGCAGTATGATCCCGGTTTTGGTCTAATTGAAATAGTAAATCAAACTGAACATATTGGAGTGGACGGTAATCATTATCTAATTACACATGGCGATTTGTTTGACGGTATAACCAGACTGGCTCCTTGGTTAGGATTTTTAGGAGACAAAGCATATGACTTTATTCTCGGTATTAATAGCCGTTTTAATTGGTTTCGGCGCAGGATGGGGTTTGGTTATTGGAGTTTATCTCTTTATCTTAAGTATAAAGTCAAAAAAGCTGTTGACTTTATTTTTCAGTTTGAGCATAATCTTGCTGACTATTGTCGCAAGCGCGGCTTTGATGGAGTGATATGTGGGCATATACATCATGCCGAAATAAAAGAAATAGACGGTATCATTTATATGAACGATGGAGATTGGGTTGAGAGTTGCACTGCACTTGTAGAACATCATGATGGCCGTTGGGAAATCATAACGTGGACACTGGAGAGCGACGAAAATGTGGTTGATGATATTGATAGCAGTACACATAAAAGATCCAAAGGACATTCCGGGTAAGGTGACGCTAGAGTTTCCAACGCAACAGATATGCGAACAAAGTCTAGCATCAATGACATATTGGTTAAAATTTGAAAGCTTTAAGGTAGAAGCGCAATGTATAAAAAAATCCTAGTTATAACCGATAACACAAAAGATCAAATAAATGGCGTGGTCACAACTTTTAAGAATATTGAGACCCATGCTATTTTGGATAATTATTCTATTGTATACCTTGATCCCGGGCAGTTCATACATTTTAATTGCCCAGGCTACCCTGAGGTTAAACTTAGTTTTCCTTGGGGCATCGGCAAGAAGATTCAGGCGCTGGCTCCGGATTATATACACATCGCCACCGAGGGTCCTATTGGTCTGTTCTCTAGATTTTATCTTGACAAATTTGGTTATAGGTACAATACTAGTTACCATACTAAATTCCCTGAATTTTTAAAGAAAATATATCATATACCTGAATGTTTAACTTGGGCATATTTGCGTTGGTTTCATAAACATTCGGGCATAGTTTTAACAAATACCGTAACAATGGTCAACGAACTGTATAAGAATAAATTCTTAGGTGCGATTAAGCCATGGACACGCGGAGTTAATCGAGAAGATTTAAAAACAACAGATACGTTTGTAAAAAAAGAAATCCCATTAATACTATACGTAGGTAGAGTAAGTAAGGAAAAGGGAATTGATGATGTGTGTATACTGGCGGACATATATAATGTAGTAGTGGTGGGAGACGGGCCGTACAGGCAAGAATTGGAAAATCGATATCCGAATGTTAAATTTATGGGATACCAACAGAGTACCGATTTAGCTAATTGGTATACAAAAGCAGACGTATTAGTGTTTCCAAGCAAAGTAGATACATTTGGGTTAGTTATGATAGAGGCAATGAGTTTAGGCACACCGGTTGCCGCTTATCCTGTACCCGGACCATTAGATATAATTCAATCTGATACTGGTGCAATGAATACGGATTTGCGTGTAGCGATTACTCAATGTCTAAAATTAGATCGACAAATCATAACAGAAAAAAGTAAGCAATGGACTTGGGGGAATTGCTGGAATACGTTTAAGCAAAATTTAGTTGAAATAATTTAAAGAAATACTAAGTAATATATAATGTATAGGGAGTTGATAAATGCCATTTTACGATTTTAGATGTTCTGAGTGCGACACCATGTTTACTGTCATGTGTAAGATATCCGAAAGGGAATCGCAGGTTTGCCCATCATGCGATTCGAAAAACTACAAAACACATCACGCAGGCATGGCTGCTTTGGGAGATCCTGTGCGGCTAGGTATAAGAACTGTGGATAATGGTTTTCGAGAAGTACTATCAAAAATTAACTCTGCTAATGGTAGAAAAGCTAATCTTAAAGACAAATTGAGTAGAAATTAAATTATGGCAATTCTTGTTTTAATCGTTTGGGAGGACAGAATCTAGCTGTCCTCCTTTCGTTCCATTTTACGAGGGCATTCATGGCAAAAACAAAAAGCAATATTCAAACTCAATCTATTCAAAAGCCTCAACTGACTATTGCAAATAATACTAAACTTAAAATACGAATAGATGACCTTAAGGTAATAGAACCATTAACTGATAATCAGAAAGGATTTTTTGAAGCCTACGATAAATCTAAGATCATGTTATTACACGGTATCGCCGGTACAGGTAAAACCTATATTGCGCTTTATCATGCAATAGAAGAAGTTTTAGATAAATCTAATAACAGTTATGAAAAGGTAGTAATAGTAAGATCTGCCGTGCCAAGCAGAGACATTGGACATTTACCCGGAGACGAGAAGGAAAAAACTGAAGTATATACAGAGCCATACGTAGAGATATGTTCAGATTTATTTAATCGTACAGATGCATATCAAAGATTAACAGAACAGAAAGCAATACAATTTTTAATCACATCTTATGTTCGAGGTATTACATTAGATAACGCAGTTATTATTGTGGATGAATGCCAAAATATGACTGATATGGAACTTAATTCGATTATCACTAGAGTAGGAGAAAAATCAAAGATTATATTCTGTGGAGATTTTAGACAAACCGATTTATATAAGAAAACCGATATGTCGGGATTGAAGAAGTTTATGCGAATTGCGGATATGATGCCTAGCTTTAAGACTTTTGAATTTGGAGTTGACGACATCGTAAGATCTGCGATAGTAAAGGAATATATATTGGCAAGGCTTCAGTACGAAAGTATTTACGAAGCAATATAAAATAGGAGAAGGTATGAGTATGAATCAAATATATGAAATTGAGAATTTTTTAACTGAAGACGAATGCGATAACATCGTAAGATGGTTTGCAAGTACTCCAAAAATGAGTACCAACGGACAATCTCTCTTCAATGGTAAAGCAATTGACTATAGTAATATTCAAAATTATGATATTAAACGAATAGTAAGTACATACAAATATAATGCTACAAGTGAAGCTAGGCGTTTATTTCAAGAGGAATACTTATACCCCGATTATACAGCATTGGTATTATGGGAAAGCGGCTCAGGCATGGTTGTCCATGCGGATAATAGTGACTTAGAAGGCAATTCAAATTATTGCGGATGGAGAAATTACTCAGGAGTGCTTTACTTAAATGATGATTTTATGGGTGGGGAAACTTTCTTTCCAGAACACGGGCCTCTATTCATAAAACCAATGAAAGGAAAATTAGCATTGTATCCTTCTGGACTTAAACACAAACACGGTGTTAGCACCGTAGTAGGAACAAGATATACATTGCCTATTTGGTTTACAACTAATAAACAATATACTGAAGTATAAGGAGAATTGAATGGCATTTAGCTTTGACTTTACGGCGGACAAATTAAAAAAATGTGTACCGAACAATAAAAATCCAAACGACTTATTTAAAGCATTGGAAAATGTTTTACCTAAATATGATATTACCACAAAGGAACGAGTAGCAGGATTCCTCGCACAATGTGGGCATGAATCAAATGAATTTACGGTACTTAAAGAAAATTTAAATTATGGCGCCAAAGGGTTGCGAGCAACATTTTCTAAATATTTTCCAGATGATGCAACTGCTGCTAAGTATGAAAAACAACCTGAGAAAATTGCAAATAAAATCTATGGTGGTCGTATGG